CAAATATGCCGTTAATTAATGATTTGGTTGCGCGACTTGTACCAATTATACAAAACTTACTTGAATCGTTTGTACCGCCGTTAATGGACGTGGTGGCGAATATTTTACCCGTTTTGTTTTCGTTGGTCGAATCGTTGTTACCGCCTATTTCGGATTTAGCGACGCAATTATTACCAGTGTTTTTAAAAATCTTTCAAATGATCGTTCCGCCATTGGTTCAAGTCGCACAAAAATTACTTCCGATTTTAGTTGATATAATACTTGCGTTATTGCCATTGGTCGAACCATTGTTAAATTTATTAATGCCGATACTTGATTTATTAATCGGATTGTTAGCGCCGATCACGGATTTAATTACTATGTTACTACCGCCATTGGTCGAAGTAATCACATTTTTATTAAATACAATTTTACCGCCGTTACAACAATCGATCGAAAAAACGGCACGTCTTATTTCGGACGTGTTGGGCGTTGCGTTTAAAATCATAGGCGATTATGTGCAATATGCAATTACCTTTTTTAATAACTTTTTATCATTTATAATAAATGTATTTACGGGCAATTGGTCGGGTGCATGGGAAAATGTCAAAAATATTTTTAATAATATCATGCAGTTTTTGAAAAATACATTTAACAATGTAATTGACGGACTATGTAATATTTTTCCGAATTTGTCGGGTGCAATCCGTTTTGTGGCGGATTTAGTAAAAAATTATTTTGTCGATATGTTCACAGGAATAAAAGCGACATTCGAAAATATAAAAAATGTGTTTACGAATATCATTGATTTTGTGAAAAACGTATTTACGGGCAATTGGGCGGGTGCATGGCAGAACATACAAAATATTTTTTCGAACATTGCGAACGGGTTAGGAAATATTTTTAAAGCGCCGATTAACTTTATAATCGGGGTTTTGAATGGATTTATTGACGGATTAAATAAAATACAAATACCCGATTGGGTTCCAGGTGTTGGCGGTAAGGGGATTAATTTACCACATATCCCAAAATTACGCGTTGGTATGGAATACGTACCATACGACGAAATGCCCGCATTACTTCATAAAGGCGAACGAGTTTTAACACGCGACGAAGCAAGAGCACTTGACGAAATGCAGAGAGATTGGGAGATCAAAGAAGGAAAGAAAACAAACCATATCTTTAATTTATACATCACAAGCCCCGAACATTTAAGTCCGTCAGAAACGGCACGATTAACAAGAAAAGCATATCAGATTTATAATTTGAAAATGGGAACGGTGTAATATGCGAAGATTGTATTTTGTAAATGAATTTAACGAAAGCATCAATATAACATACGAACCGCCGTATATTTTGAGTATTTGCGACGGATTCCACGAAGTCAAAGGAAATGTACAAACCATTTCGTCAGCGTTCGGCGACGGCGAACGTTTTACTAATACGAGCATTGGGAAACGTGATTTAACGATTAAAGGTACTATAATCGAAGATATATCCGTCAACCGCCGTTATATGTTGAATGTTTTTAAATTGAATCGTTCGGGAATGTTATATTATTATGACGAAGAAATAGAACGCAAAATACCGTGTTATGTTGAAAGTGTTGAGATTGCAGAAAAACAAGGTTATACGAAAGATTTTGTTATTAGCCTAGTTTGTCCGCGCCCATATTTTCAAGCGAAATTTAACGAAATTATTGAAATGGCGGAATTAGAAGCGAAATTTAAATTCCCTATGAACAGCCCAGTTAATCAAGGTTTTATATTTGGTTTGCGAAGTATTGATTTAATGGGCGAAATGGAAAATATAACAAATATAAATTATGGGTTAACGATTACATTTAAAGCCGTTGATACCGTTGTAAATCCTTATTTATTAAACGTAGATACGGGCGAAATTGTAAAAGTAACAAAAACATTGCAACACGATGATTACATAACAGTAACTACACATAACGACAATAAAAACGTTATATTATATACATCTTTAACGGATAAGTTTATCAATATTAATTATTTATTGACGTTTGGAAGTGTATTTATGCAGTTGAAACACGGGAAATATACCATACGAACGGGTGCAGATAGTGGCGAAGATAAATTAGAAACAACGATTGAATATACGCCCGAATTTGAATCAGTATAAAAGGGGTTATATATGGAATCTATTTATTTAAAGGTTTATGACCGTGATTTAATATTTTTAGGCGTAATTGACCGATACAGTTCCTTGCGTTGGCGAAGAAAATATTTTGAAACGGGCGAATTTGAATTACATATTGACCCAACGAAAAATAATATGAAATTGTTGCAGTACGACAATATTATTGTTCGAAGTGACATTCAAGCGGAAGAATTCGGGATTATAAACAGTTGGCAGATAGACGACGACGGCGAAAAAGTCAGCATTGCAATACATGGGGAGTTTGGGTTATCACTTTTAAAACGCCGTTTACTTCGAAATCGTATCACATTTAACGGAACGTTTATAAATGCGTTTAAAACTGTATTACAGGCAATAACCCCGTTTAATCGCCTTGATATAGTAGCAAGTTCCATTGTAAGCGGTAATATTGATTTTCAAGTAACATATAAAAATGTATATAAATTTCACGAAAGGTTAGCCAGAGCGTCGAACATAGCGGGTAAAATAACGCTTGATATTCCAAACCGACGTTATAAGTATTCGAATTATATCGGATTAGATCGTACAAACGATCAAACAACGAACATACGACACGTATTTAGCGAAGATCATAACAACATTGATAAAGCAGTATACACGTATACAAGAAACAATTTAGTTAATTGGGTGTTGGTTGGGGGTCAAGGCGAAGGAACGGCGAGAATCTTACGAACCATAACAGCAAACACAGGTTCGACACATGATTTTGATAAACGAGAAATATTTGTTGACGCAAAAGCAGAATCGAACGACGGGTTAACAGTATCAGAATATAACGCCGTATTGGACGCAATCGGGCGCGAAAAATTAGACGATCCATTAACTACGTTTGAAGTTGTGGCGAACCCGTTACATTACCGTACAACGTGGAATTTGGGCGATATTGTTACGATTATTAAAGAAAGTTGGGGTATGCAAGAAAAACAACGAATAACGGAAGTAGAAGAAATCATAGAAAATGGACATTTAACCATTATTCCGACGTTTGGAAGCCCAATAAGTGAAGCATTAGGAGAGGAAGAAGATTAATAAAGGGGTGTTTTATGGAAAAATTTAGTTTTTTTGATAGTATCGCGGACGATCGTTTATATTATGCGGAAGACTTCGCGTTACATATGAAGAAATATTTTACAAATGGCGTATTTAACAACGGTTTACAAGTTGTTAGTAACAACAACATGACCGTAACCGTAAAATCGGGCGACGCTTGTATAGAAGGATATCGTTATTCGAATACAACCGACAAAGCGTTAACCATTGATAACGCAGACGGAACGTTAAAGCGAATCGACAACATTGTTATTCGATTAGATTTAACAAACCGCAATATATCGGCGCTTGTTATAAAGGGCAGTAATTCCGCTTCGCCAGTTGCCCCAACGTTGGTACGTACTTCGACAATTTACGACATTCGTATTGCAAAAATCAATGTAAACAATGGCGTTGTTAGTATTACAGGCGCAAACATTGAAGATACAAGATTTATAACGCCCGATTGTGGTAATGTTATACAAGCCGTTCAAACATTAGATTTTACTGGAGCATATCAGCAATTAGAACAGTATTTTTATAATTGGTTCAATGACACAAAAGAGGTTTTTAATGAAGATACAATCGGTTATTTAGTCGAGCAATTAGATATTGCTTTACAAAAACAAGGTACAAGCGTTCCCGTTGGCGGTGTAATTGTTTGGACGGGTAGCGAATCGACAATACCCGTTGACTATATGCACGCAAAAGGGCAATCACTTAATAAAGACGAATACCCGAGATTATTTAATGTTATTGGTTATACATACGGCGGAAGCGGTCAAAACTTTAATTTGCCCGATTATCGTAACCGAGTTGTTGCAGATTTAGGCGACGACACGAATTTTAACGTAATCGGTAAGAAGTCGGGGGCAAGTACGCATAAATTAACAGTTTTGGAAATGCCCCAACATACACATATACAGGACGCACACACACATAAACAAGATGCACATACACATAGTATTTCATCATATGATGCAAGTTATGCAAGTGTAACAGCCGTTCGAAATATGTATTCCAATAAGGCGGCAAACCCACAATCACTTGACGGAATGTATGGCGCAGGAAGTACAACCGCCACAAACCAAAATACAACCGCCACAAACCAAAATACAGGGGGCGACGGAAACCACAACAACGTACAACCAACCATTACACAGATTTATATTATTAAAGTATTAGAAAACGCGTATATTGAAGATGTCAGAAATTTAGATATAGAAATGAACAAATTAAAAAAAGATGTACTAGATTTTTATAATATTGCCATGAAATATAGCGGGTTATTTGTAGGAAATGCGAACGATTTAGAAGATTTTAGAATATATCATTGTTCATCAACTAACGTTACAAACTTACCTACTACAACAGGTTATTACATAGTAGAATGCTTTAATATAAGCGGTACAAAGTTACAAAGGGCAACAAACACTTCAATAAATGCAAGTGGTAATTATACATACACAAGGCGTTTACAAAGTGGGACATGGACGACATGGTATACGGTTTAAAATAAAAGTAACATAAAGTTTATATACTGATTTTATTATATAAAAAAGAAGGTGTTATAAATAATGAATGATTTTATGCAAGGTTTAACGTTATCGGAGGTCACATTTAAAATATTGTTTATAGCATTTTTTGTATGGTTCATTAAACATGTCGACAAACGAGAAACGGAATTTTACAGTAAAATAATGAAAGTATTAGAAGAAATAAAAGAAATTGTAAATAAAAATAAAGATTGAAAGGAGTGTATTACATGGAAAGAATAAAGAAAATCGCAAAATATACATTGAATACATTAACCATATGTAACGCGTTATTATTGGGATTATCGCCAATATGGGAACTTGACATTGCAAAAATTACAAGTTCAATTATCGTAATATGTTCCGTTATTTCGGTGTATTTGTTGGGCGGAAAAGCAATCGACCACATAACCGAGCATGAAAGGGGTTAAAAGTATGAATATTATACAAATGTTAACAAAAGTAAATCGAACCGTTGGAAGAAATGGCGGACGAATCCAATTTATTGTATTACATTACGTCGGTGCGAAATCAAGCGCACGAAATAACGGTAAATATTTCGAATCAATCAACCGCCAAGCGTCGGCACATTATTTCGTTGACGAAGTGGACATTGTTCAAGTTGTAGAAGATAATAATACGGCGTGGGCGGTTGGATCACAGACATACAAACACGCAACAGCAAGAAATTATAATACGTTAAACATTGAAATGTGTTGTGATACAGACGCAAAAGGTAATTTAATTGTTACAGATACCGTTGAAAATCGTACAATTGAACTTGTACACGCCAAAATGAAAGAGCATAACATACCAGTATTGAACGTGATACGACATTTCGACGTGACGGGTAAATTATGCCCGTTAACACACGTTAATGTAAATCAAAACCGTTGGAATCGTTTTATTTCACAGTTACAAGCGCCAACAGTACAAC